ATGCCGCAGATTTTTGTGTAAGTTTATAGCCATAGAAACAGCCATTCTTAACTACTTTTAATGCAATTTCTCCAAACTCTTTCTTAAGATTGCAGTTCTCTAGATATGTTGATGATTTATACCATCATTCAATAACTTTATCATCTTTGATTTTGTTATCATAAACTAATGGAGTAATAAACCAGTCATATCTATAAAGAAATGCCATGTAACGACAAAGACGAGAATAAATACCACTTTTATCAAAGAAATAATTAGAAATAGCCCGCAATTGCTGGTAGTCTTTATTTCTAATAGCATCTTCTAGTCTATCAACTTGAATATATCGATTTTGTTTCTTTGACATATAATCTAATGATAATGTAACATCATTAGCTAATGTTTTCTTACCGACCTTAATCTTATTGAAATCTAGAGAAGTTCTTTCTTGCGAGGTGGCATTGACTAAGCGGAAATCTCGTTCGTTTTTGTCCTTAACGGTTGCCAAATTCCACCTCCTTTAGTAACCAGCCTTCATCATTATATATTCATAATTGACTTTATTAGAATTGAAATCAGTATATGGTATAATTACCAATGGAATATTGTTCTTTTGACAATACTTTCTTTTCTGTAGGTCATTATATTTTTGCCTTTTGACAGCTTTAGCACCACCAAATTTGCCAACAGGACTATAATGCTGCCGTCCTTGCACCTCAATTAAATAATCGAGGTCGCCAGCATCATCGAAGCAGGCAAAGTCAAAGCGCAAAGCTCTTCCACTAGAAGCAATAAGGTCTGGAAATTCATATTCTTCTTCAAATGGTACATCATTCTCAGTAAGAATATCATAGACTATGCACTCCAGTTCTGAGCTACGCATTGTCCGCACCTCCTTCTAAAACGGAAAGCCAATAGCCAAGTGAAAACAACCTGGCTATTGGTCACTCTATTACATTATAAAAATAGGTCTACATTTCTAACGTATATTTGCCCTAATTTTTTGTAAAAAGCATTAATCCACTTAAATCTCTACTTTTCCTTTGATGCCTTTTATCTTCTTGAAGCTTAGTCCAAGAGAGAGCATAAATTAAAGCAGATACTTTATCCTTGGGAATCTTGCGGGCAGACTGCTTTAAGATAATATTTGCTCCTTCATTCTCTTGTACAAGGTTTAGAAGTTGAGTTTTAAGAATTGTAGTCATTACATATGGACGAATATATGCTTCTCTTTGTCTTGGCGTCATTGTCTTATACTGCGACATGGCCGCAAGTTTATTTTTAGCTACATTTTCATCAATAAGAAATTTAAGTTTATTAGATGACATTTGAGTTTGAAGATATGCATATAAATCAGAATTTATTTGAGTATTAGCCTTCATAAGATATAAAGCATTTTTAATTGTATCTGCTGTTTCATATTGTTTATATCTTTTCTCTTCATCGTTATATACACCCATATTATATAAGTTGTCATCATTTTCTGGGTCAATTTGGTCAGTAACTAAAAAGTCAACCAGCCCGGCACCTACATTATATTCCAGCTATTTCGCTACGATAGCTGCGTTCTCTTATGAACTGCTATATGTTACCATATAGATTAGACTATATCTTCTTTTATATTAAATATAAAAGCTCCCCATTTCCATCACCAACCGCTTGTGATGTACTTCTTTTCAGAATAGTCGTTGAACCTTAATCAAAATTTATATCTTTTGTTAAATATTTCCATCTTTCTTTTCTTCTTATAGAATTAGCATAATCTTTACATAATCCATACATTCTATCAATTTCAGCTCCAGAATATTGCTTTGTAAGTAGTAAATTAATAATTTCTTTTACTTGTTCTTCTGAAATTTTTGAAGCTGGATTATGCTCACCAAATTGAGGTGCTCTTAAATTATTCTTAATAGCATGGTCAATATTTTCTCTACAGGTACACCATTCAAGATTTGATAAATTGTTATTGATTTTATTACCATCTATATGATTAACTTGTAAATTTTCCATTCCTTCAATAGGAGAAAAATTTTCCATAACTAAACGATGGACAGAAAAAGAATGTCTTTTATTGTCACAACATACAAGAGATACTTTCTCATAACCATCTTTATCTAGTCTAGTGGATAAGAATTTATTGGTTCTTTCGCTAAAAATTTTTCCATCCTCAGTAACTTTATAGATATATTTTAAAGGATATTTGCTATTAATTATACTTTTCATTATAAGCTCCCAATAAGATGCTTTGTTAATAATATCAATTTTGATTCTTGGCTGCTGATTGTCCCATATAGGAGTTCCCAGCAATTAAAGGAGTTTTACATGAGCTAAGATATTAACCCATTGGCATCGACGACGCACATATTACATTTAAATCGTTTAAAAATTCGCTTAATTTCGATTGCCTGCAAACCAAAGTGTTCTTCCTCGAAAGAATATAGATTTACTATTTGCTTAAGAGGAGGACCACCAGTTTTAACAGGAGTAACTTTGATTACAATTACCTCAGTGGTACACCCAAGTCTGCCGACATCAACGCCCATGATATAATAAGATTTATCAGAAATCTTTTTATTGTATTTATCTTCAGCAAGATTTAGTACTCTATTGCGGTCAAAGGCATCTGGAGAGAAAAATGCACCATCGATAGTTCCAGACCATTTTGATTCAAACTCTCTTTCAAATCCAGTAGCATCAACTGAAATATCTGATTCTTGATTTTGAATAAAGTTAGCTGGTTGCAATCCTTCGACTACTGGTATTCTCCAGTCACCACCAAGAATAAAGGCTTCTTTAGGTCTAGCTACCATGCGGCAAAGGGTATCAATTAATTTATCATAGCTGAAAGTATTCTTAACATTTGTATTCTACGAGATTCGCTGATTCTCGCACGTTCTCTAATGAACTGCTGCATGTCACCATGCAGATTAGACCATATCTTTATGCGTTTTACGCATATTCTCCGTTTCCACCATCAATAGCTTATGATGTACGTGCTATGCACTGGTCGTTGAACGTTCTATTATAAAATAATAGCTTCGCTGCTGATTGTCTTTTTATCTAATAAATAAAAGATGTCCCAGCAATTAGAAGAATTTTAGCAGAGCCTAAATATTAACCCTGCAGATGTGACAAAGATAGCAGATTGATTTAATACTTCATTTGGGTCTGAATGACCATTAATTTGTCTACTAACTACCAATGTTGGCATAATAATTTGGTTGAATCCTTCTTGGTCAACCTTTGCAACCTCTTCCGCAAGTAGAGATTGAAAACGCGCACCACGAGTATGTTCACTAATTGCGCAGTTAGACAGTTGACTTCCATTCTTAAAAAGATATGAAACAGTATCTTTTGTTTGAGAAGTTGTTCCAAGTTTACCTCTTGTATCCCATTCAATTTCTTGTTTTAGCGCAGGAATTAATGTACATAATTCAATTATCTTGCTTCCAAGGATCATCGCTGACTGCGATTTGCCATCAGCGACAGTGGTTACTTTTGCGCCAGGATACAGAATACATTTAATCATTAGGGCTAGAACAGAAATAAATGATTTAGAGAAACCTCGACTAAAGACCGCAAATACTGTCTTATATCTAAGCAAAATCCGCAACAACAATCTTTGAACAAACATTAGTTTAAAAGTATTATTTGGATTTAATGAACATAGATAATCAATAAATTTATCTGGATATTTTCTCCAATAGTCAATAAGTTTTTGATAGTAAGATAGATTTTCTACAATCTTAATTTTATCAACTTCTACCTTACCACCTTTCTTATTGCTATTGGCAGTTTTAAGTAAATTTGATAATGCCATGATTAAAGTCCAAACTCTTCCATGAGTCTGAAAGCTTCATCCTCATATGCTTCTGGGTCAAATTCCTCTTCCTCTTCTTCAAGATTTGCGGAATTATTAAATCCACCCTTCATAATATTTTCAACTGTTTCTTCTTTTTGTTTATCAGCCTTCTCAATGAAGGATTCAATAAGGTCGCCAAGACCAAGTTCATCCCGCACAAGATTACTTACATAATTTTGTAAGTCATTAATAACAAAGTCTATTTTATCTTGCGGATATTCTATTGGGTCAAACTGCTGGGGAATAATATCTCCTTCATGTTCTACAAAAGATACTAGTTGACCAATAGAATCAATCTCTCTTCCTTGTTCCTCTTTATTCTGTGCTTCTGTTAGACGAGCTGATTTCCGCAACTGATCATAGACAGAAGAAAGATTGCGATATGATTGTGTATCATCAATATCCAGTGCTTGGTCCATCTTTAACGATGTGCGGCAAATCTTGCGGACAGATTCTTCGCGGTCAACATTAAGCTCATATTCCTCTGCATACTTTTGATAAAGGTCCTCTAGCCGCACCCACTCTGATGGGGTATATGATATGCCCCATTTAACTGCCAGATATTGAATATCTTCTCCAGTTAGTTCTTTAGCAATTGTTGCTTCATCGACCTGTGGAGTTGATACTACATTCAGCATTTTTTTATTTTTTTCTTCTTCTAGTGCTAGTAAATCTACATCTTCTTCTGTTAAGAATTTTTCTTTTTTATCTTTACCTTGAATCATATCTTCATATTCTTCTTCAGTAATCTGACCAGCTTTTAACTTTTTATCTGCTATTTCTTTTAACTTTTCTTTATTTTCTTCTGATACTTTTGGACTATTTAATTCGTCTGAGTCCGCGAAATGATAATCTCTAAATTGAGCCATATTCATTTGCCGCAAATATTGACCAAACACTGAAGATGGGCCAAACTTGCCAGGATTCTTTAAGAAAATCTTATTTGCCATCTGAACCCATTTATTTTCAATATATGGCAAATCAAATTTCTCCAATAGTGGCATAAATGTTTCAGGGTTGCGGTTATCAATATCTTTAGTTAAACATCTTTTACAAACTGGGTATCTAACACCCTCTGGAAGAGTGCGGGGAGATTTGTAAAATTCTGTACAAGGCTTCTCCCGTCCGCACTCTTCGCATACTATAGTTGCTTGTGCTTCTTTAGGCATTGTTCGCCTTCTTTCTACATTCTTTACAGACACTATAGAAATGGTCTTTTGAAGAGGTATTGCGGGAGAAGAAGATTGGATGTGCTAGCTTAGTTTCTCCGCATTTGCGGCAAGTCTTCCAATTTCCTTTTTCAATATTTGTATAATACCATAGGAGATATTCTTCTTGAGCCTTTTCCGCAATCATCTTTGGAATACGTTGTTTCCAAAGAGTTGAGATATATTGTTCAGTGTGGACAGTTCCATAAGTATTTTCTAGATATTGCTTAATTTCTGCATTTGAATATTTATTGATTTTCCGCACCATCACATCAAAAAACATTGGATACTTGGGAAGAAGAGTTCGTTCTACTAGGCCTTCAAAATCTAGAAGGACGGAATACATATCACAATTAACTTCTTCTCCAGTTTCTTTCTTTAGGTCTGCATAATTTGTTAATAGATAGGATACTTTATCTGCGGAAAGGAAGGATATAGGTGAATCTGAAACAGGGTATCCTTCTGAATCGAAATATATATTTTCCTCAATCTTGAGGGTAGTATAGTCTTTATGTGTTGGAGATATTTTTCC